GAACTTGAGAATGGAACTGACCATCTAGTTATAGAGTCCTCTGTTTCATCAGCACCTACATACATAATTACGGAGTAAATAATGGCAACAAAAAAAGTATCGGCATTAACAGAATTAACCTCACCATCTGGAAGTGAAGAATTACTCGTCAATGACGGAGGAACGAGTAAAAAAGTTACCATTGATAATTTACTATATGACGAGGCAATAGATAGCGACCACTATGTAGATGCTAGTGTTGATTTTGCACATATCCAAGATGTTGCAGCTAATTCTATATTAGGAAGAAATGCAAACAGTTCGGGTGTTTTATCTGAAGTTGCTCTAGCAACTACTGAAATATTAATTGGTGATGGAACAGGTTTCACCGCAGCAGCATTAAGTGGCGATGTTACAATGGCAAACGATGGTGATGTAACCATAGAAGATAATGCTGTTTCTCTTGCTAAAATGGCAGGTGGTACTGATGGAAATATAATTAGTTATGATGCTTCAGGTGACCCAGTTGCGGTTGCTACTGGAAATGATGGACAAGTATTAACAAGTGCTGGTGCAGGTGCACCTCCAGCTTTTGAAGATGCCGCTACTGGCGACCTTGTTGATGATACCTCACCACAATTAGGTGGCTTCTTAGATGCAAATGGCAACTATATACAGACAGAGAAAGGTGGCGATATAGCATCTGCTTCACCTACAGTCATTGATACAGATGGTGATTACTTTGATGTAACAGGAACTACTAACTTTGCAGCATTTACTGTAGCTGCTGATAGACAATTCACATTACAGTTTGATGGCATTTTAACAATGACACATCACGCTACTAATTTAGACTTGCCGGGAGAGGCAAACATAACAACAGCAGCGGGAGATGTAGCAACTTTTCAATCGACAGCTGCTAATCAAGTTCAATGTATAAATTATACGAGAGCAGATGGTACAGCTATTGTTGGTGCTAGTGGAGTAACTCTAGGTTTCTTTGAGCATACACATACCATATCTTCAGATTTAACAATTTCAACTGATTACAACGCACTATCGGCTAGTCCGATAACAATCGACACAGGATACTCAGTCACTGTACCAACAGGTTCGACTTGGGTAATAGTATAGGAGTAATAAATGGCTAAAGTAAAAATTCAAGGACACGCAAGCGGTACAGGGGTACTAACTGTCACAGCTCCTAATACGAGCAGCGATAGAACAATTACACTTCCAGATGCCACAGGCACTCTACTGAATAGTGATGGTGATGGTTCTAGTTTAACTGGAATATCCACTCCAATAACAGCATTAAATAATGCAACTGCTAATGAACTGGTAACTGTTGGTAGTACAACAACTGAACTAGATGCTGAAGCAAAATTAACATTTGCAGATGAGTATGGAGCTACTTTACATATTGGTAATGAAACAGAAGAAGATTGTAAGATAACATTTGAAGGAAATGGAGCAAATTATTCTATTGGAATAGATGATACAGACGATTTTTTAAAGATAAATCACGGTAGTGCACTTGCGGCTGGTGATTCTTTAGTTTTGTCTATAACTCCAGATGAGAGAATTTTAATAGGCAAAGATACTTCAAATACTTGGGTTGGTGGCTATCAACCAATGGTTCAATATGAAGGTAATAGTGATGACAAAGCTTCATTTGGAATAGGAATGCATATTAATAGTAGTAGTGGGCCAGCTTTTTTATTCACTAAATCTAGGTCTACAGCTCACGGTGGTGGACACTATACTATCGTAAATGCCAATGATTATCTTGGTAGTATTTATTGGTCTGGAGCTGATGGTACTGATAGAGTAAGCGGTGCTGGGTATATTAGGTGTAGAGTTGCTGGTACTCCGGGTGTTAATGATATGCCCGGAAGATTAGAATTTGGAACAACAGCAGATGGTGCTTCTAATCCAACAGAACACCTTAGAATTGATAATAATGGTGATTTAACAGCAACAGATACTAGTATAGGTTCAAATTCTGATGAGAGGTTAAAAGAAAATATAAATGACTTTACTTATGATGTAAGTAAATTCAAACAATTAAGACCGAGAACATTCGACTGGAGAAACCCAGAAAGACATAATAGTACAAGTGGTAATAGAGGGTTTATTGCACAAGAAATTCAATCTGTTGATGATTATTGGTTAAGCACAATAGAAATAGATGAATTTGACAAACAAGGATTAGAAGAAATACGCAACCCAGATTATGATTTAATACCTGAAGGTGAAAAAGCATATACATCTAAACTTGGTAAAAAAGATGCAATGTATATATCTGTGATAAATCAATTAATAGAAAGAATTGAAGCATTGGAGAATGAATAATGGCAATAGTAATTAACGGAAGCGGAACAGTAACAGGCATATCAGTCGGTGGCTTGCCAGATGGGATTGTCGATGCTGGAACTCTAGCAACAAACTCGGTTGACTCGGCAGAACTTATTGATGGTTCTATTGATAATTCTCATATGGCTGCAGCATCACTATTACCAGTAATAGATTGTGATGCTGATTCTTGGCTTCTTAGAATGAATGGTAATACAGAAAACGCATCAGACGCAATTATAGATTGGGGCTACAATGTAAAACTCGGTAGTAACCTTTCTGAGAGTGGTGGTGAAATAACAATAGGAACAGCGGGTTGGTATTTCGTAGTATATAAACTTTCTCATATGGGAACAAATACAAATAATACTAGTGCCAGAATAAGGAAAGGAACTTCAAATCAGCACGGAAGGGTTTATTGGCAAGGTGAAACAGGTTATGACAATGAGGGAGGCACTGGTTTCTCTATAGTTGAGTGTTCTGCAGACGATACAATAAATGTTTACGCTAGTGGTTATTGGACTGGTGATAGTAATGATAATGCAATATGTTATTTTTCAGGATTTAGATTAGGAGCATAAATATGTCAGGAACTTCAATGAAACCAAGTAAAGTAGATGCTATAAGGTCTTTATATACAGGACTTTATAATACAGCATCTGAAATTCAACCGATTGTCTGGAAAGATGGACACACTACAACTGATGCAGAAGTTGTTGCTATAGATGCTGAAGTAATTAGACTCCAAGCAGAATACGACTCCCAAGAATACGCTAGAAACCGCAAGGCAGAATACGACCAGTTAAACCAATTCGAGATGCAGTTCGATGATGACAGAGATGGCACGACAACTTGGGTTGATAAGATAAACGAAATTAAAGGGAGGTATCCGAAATGAGTACACTTAAATCATCCGCAGAAGATTTAACCCTAAACGCAGATGGCTCTGGGAATGATATTATATTTCAGAGTAATGCAGTAGAGAAAGGCTCATTAACCGCAGAAGGTGTCCTTACTGCTACTTCATTTGCTGGAGATGGCTCTAGTCTTACTGGTATTGCTGGTAGAAGGAATATGATTCTTAATGGTGCTATGAAAATATCACAGAGAGGAACAAGTTTTGCTGCTATTGGTAATGGTGATTATTCATTAGACCGTTGGCAGTTTACTGAGAGTTCTATAGGTGCTTATACCATTACTCAAGATAGTAGCGGTCCTGCTGGTTTTGCCAACTCATTAAAGATTGATTGTACAACTGCTGATGCCTCTCCTGCTTCTGGTGAGTGGCTAACCTTTCAATATAAGATTGAGGGTCAGGATTTACAACAATTAAAGAAAGGAACTGCTAGTGCTGAATCAGTTACTCTTTCCTTTTGGGTTAAGTGTAATAAGACAGGGAATATACAAGTTAATTTGAAGGATGAGGACAATAATCGACAGATTGGTAATACGGTAACTATTGACTCTGCTGACACTTGGGAACAGAAAAGTTTAACATTTGCTGGTGATACAACAGGTGCTTTAGGTGATGATAATGCTTGCTCTATGTTTATAGAATGGTGGCTTGATAGCGGTAGTAGTCTTTCTTCTGGTGCAGTTCCCACATCTTGGGAAACAAAGGCAGATACTGATAGAAATGCTGGTGGAACTCTTGCCTTTGCAGACTCCACTTCTAATTATATTAATATCACAGGAGTCCAACTAGAACTAGGCACAGTAGCCACAGACTTTGAGCACAGAAGTTATGGTGAGGAACTGGCTTTGTGTCAGAGGTATTATGAAAAATCTTATGCACAAGCAACCACTCCGGGAACAACTACTGATAATGGTCGGCACGCTTTTTTCTTTAATACTGTAAATAACGGTTATGTTGGGGGATTTATAAAACATATTGTTACAAAAAGAGCAACACCTACAATTACAACATACGCACCCGGTGATGGAACTTCTGGAGAAGGTAGTTTTTATGAATTTGGAACTTCAACTACCAACACAACTTTAACTACAGGCCAAATAAATGATGCTGGTTTTACTGTTTATAGAACAGGAACAAATTGCGATGTAATGGCCTTACATTACACATCAATTTCGGAGCTATAAAAAATATGATTAGTACAGTAGAAAAAAATTATTTTATGGGTGGATTTATAAATTTTACTATGGTAAAAAATGGAATTACTTCTTGCGTACCATTAGACGAAGCAAACACAGATTACCAAGAAATCCAACAATGGATAGAAGATGGTGGAACTGTTATTGACAATGGAGGCTGACTAATAGATGAAGATAATAGCAATAGCAGTTGGAGTAATCGCCTTTATAGCGGTTCTGTTTATAGGTACTGATGCTTTAATGTGTGAGCCTCCCTGTGTATGACAGAGATAGAAAAATCCACAATGCATTGGAGGTGGACTGCTCTAACAGTCTATCTGTTAATTTGTTTTTACGACTTTCTATTTGTACCAGTTTGGTACGGACTTAATAGACCAGATATTTCACAGTTTATGGACATAATTAATGCAACAGAGGACACATTAGTACAAATGGAATTGATGAAGAAACTGACAGGACAGCACAATCCCTTTACCCTTATGGGTGGTGGGTTATTTCACTTAGCCTTTGGTGCGATACTTACGGGTAGTGCTATTGGCTCAAACAAATAAGGATATTATGGTGGAAGAGAGAATTGTTAGAGTGGAAACAACATTAGACAAACATAGTACGCAAATAAACAAATTGTTTAGTCGTATTGAAGATACTAATGAGGCTATCCAGAAGATTAATAATAGTATGTTACAGATTAAATGGAGTGTTTATGGTGCTATTGGTTTCTATATTATTACTCAGATTGGAATTATTGAGGCATTTAAAGTAGCAGTATGATAGGATTTCTAACAAACATTGCACCAATAATATTAGGCTTCGTAGCTAAGTTATTTGCTTTAAAGAGCCAAGCAGCAGCAGAGAATCAGAAGTTGATGATTCAATCTCTTCAAGTAAGGAATGACTCTATTAATATGGCTAGAGATAGAGCAGACAAGGAATCACCTATGGCTGCTATGAATAGACGAGTAATTATATTTGTCATCTTAGGTTTAGTTATATTCACTCAAGTAGGACCAGTGTATTTCGATGTACCTACAGTAATACCTACAATAGTAGAAGGTTTTAGTTTCTTGGGAATACAGCTTACACCGGATGTAGTAGAGTATGCTACTGTAGATGGTCTGCTCAAGATGGATGAAATTTTTGGGTGGGCGACAATGATTATAGAGTTCTATTTTGGTGCTCAATTAGCTAAAGGGAAATAATATGACATATATACAAATTATAAATTCAGTTTTACGTAGGTTGAGAGAGGATACTATTGATGCTAATTGGTCAAATGATTTAATTGGCTCTACTGGACCTACAGACTATCAAGTTATGATAGGTGATTTTATTAATGAAGTTAAAAGGGAAGTAGAGGATGCTTGGAACTGGACTTCATTAAGACGAACTGAAACAGTTTCAACTGTAGATGGAACACGAAGTTATAATTTATCAAGTACAACACAAAGAAGCAGAGTTTTATCAGTACAGGAACAATCCCAGGGAGGTACATTACAATCAGTGCCTGATAGTTGGATTAAGACAACTCAATATCCAACGGAAAGCGATGGGGTTCCTGCTTATTTCTCAGTTAATAGTACCAGTAGTGGTTTATTAACAGCTCAGCTATATCCAAAACCTGACGGTGTTTATTCAGTTGATTTTCATTTACTGGACCCACAAGATAATTTGACTGAGGCAGCAGATGTGTTAACAGTTCCTGAGTATCCTGTTATATTAGGAACTTGGGCAAGAGCGATAGCGGAACGAGGTGAGGATGGAGGTTCATTATCCGACATGGCACAGTTCCAATATCAACAATCATTATCTGATGCCATACAACAAGATGTAGGAAGACATACAGATGAGGTAATTTGGAATGCCATCTAAACCAATACAACCACTTGTATTAGACTCTATTGGTACATACGGTTTAAACAGACAAGCTTCACCGTCTAGTTTAGACCATCAATGGCTAACTACAGCCAATAATATCATGTTAGATGATAGAGGTCGTATTTCCACTAGAGAGGGAGTTAAACAAATAAGTATTAATATTGGTGGAACTTCCGCTAATACTTTAATAGTTAAGTCATTAGGTGAATTTAGAAGCATTACTGGTGCCTCAACTATTTTTTGCGGTGCTGGTGCTAATGTTTATAAACTTAATACAGCAAATACACCCTATACTTTAGATGCACAAACCTTTTCCGGTGGNACAACTAAGACTGACGGTAATTGGCAATTTACAAATTTTAATAATCAGTTCTATGGAGTACAAGCAAGTAATAAACCCATTAACTATAGTGGCTCTACTTGGCTAGACTTGGAAGATGTAGGAAGTTATGCAGCTCCTAGTGGTGTAACTACATTTACACCTAGTTGTATACTTGGTGAGTTTGGTAGGCTATGGGTGGGTAGTATTGGTGAAAATAAAGATGTTATTTATTATTCCGATACTCTTGTTGGACATGATTTTAATGGTGGTGCGTCTGGTTCAATAGATTTAAAGACTGTATGGGGTGGTGATGAAGTAGTAGCTATTACTTCCTTTATGGGTAAGCTTGTCATATTTGGTAAGAATAATATTGTTATATATAATGACCCATGGAGTCCAGCAGCAGCTACATTTGTTTTAGATGAGGTAATAGAAGGTGTTGGTTGTGTAGCTAGAGATTCAGTACAGCTATTAGGTGACGATGTTGTATTTTTAAGTGCGTCAGGACTACGTTCATTGAGTCGTACAAAGATTCAAGATAAAATGCCATTGACTGATTTGTCCTTAGCTGTTAGAGATGAAATAAAAACACATATCATAGAAGCTGATATGAACCAAGTAAAAGGTCAGTATGATTTAGCTAGTGGTACTTACTTACTTTCCTTCCCTGATAGGAATATTGTTTATGTTTTTGATTTTAAATCAATAACTCCTGATAAAGCACCTAGATTAACTACTTGGAATTTTGCGTCAAAGAAAAATCCAAGGTCCTTTTTAGCTACTGCTGATGGTTCGTTACATATTGGACTGGGTGCTGGTGATTATGAAGGTAGAGTAGCTACTTATGGGGGTTACTTTGATGTGGAAAAATCAGATGTTACTGCTAGTTATGGTAGTTCAAGTCCCTGTGCAGCAGCAGGTGGTACATGGGAAACAGTTAATTCTAAATGTTGGCTAGATACGGACAACCCATACCAAGCGGACTTTAAAACTGTTTGGTTAGACTTTGAACAACCAGCTGTTACTAAAATATTGAAAAGATTTTTAGCTGTTTTTTCAGGTGGTAAAAAT